TCGTCATTATCAATCTTTGCGGTAGTTTTAATTCGGTAATCAGTAGGAGAAATAACCTCGGTAGATTTCCGGGCTATGGCATTTGCGTTGTCGTCAACTATGCCCATTATAAATCCGTGCTGAGAAATTCTTTCACATGATCCGGTATCACGAACCATAGATACCATCGTTTCCCATCGTAAACAGGCCCGCCCTTAATCTCGACTTTAAATGGGAATGCGTTAACAGCCGCAGATAACTCTACGGCTGAACTTGTCGAAATATAACGCAGTCGAGTAGACTTAACTCCCATTAATCAACCAATACGTATTGAAGCTCTACGTTGATCTTACCAGCAGTCAGAGCCGCAGTGCCGATCGTCAATAGAACTTGATCAGCAGCATCAAGGACAGCACCAACAGCGGTTGTCTCCTCAAGACCGAAATCATCGACCAAGTTAGCAACAGCACCAGAAGTCAAATCCATAAAAGCATCTGTGTCGTCGCTCGTGCCTATGATCACAGTAGCAGCGCCACCGGACGTACAAGCAGTTTCAACGTGAACAACAGCCTTGAGAACCATCGCTTTGCCTGGCATGTCAGCTAGGACAAGAGCACCAGTAGCACCACCATCGTTAGCGAAATCATAACTCAATCGGGCATACTGGACTTCGTTCTCGAAGCCCTTCAATGTTTTTACAGCAGCTACGTCTACCATGATATATCTCCAAAATTATGTTTTAGATTCGTTGATGCCGCTACTTGTTTCAACAGGTCAGCGGCCAACCTGATTCGAGATAAAAACTTAGGAAACTTCTACAACCCGAAGGTCAGATATCTGCTTGATGCCGAAAAGAACATCCATATTCACCCGTTCTGCTCGCTTGCCTTCAACGCCCAAGTCGTAAACCTTAACGTCAGGAGCTTGCTGTACGGCTAACTGCAAGAACATCGGATGGAAAAACCTTGAAGTAGCTCCAGCCTCGGAAGTCCATGCGAAATCAAATCCCATGATAGGAGTTGAAATAGCGCCAGCAGTGAGAGGAGATCCAGCCGGGATGAAATCCCTTGACGTAAATCCAGTAATATTGAATAGGTCGTTGTACTGGGCTGATCCAGTAATCATTTTCCGGCCCATTTCTTCAACGTCGGCATCGTCCAAAAGCTCTTTAGCTTCGAGGATATCAGCAAGCGCCAAAGTAGTACCAGAGTCATACGAAATCTGGTGATCGGGAGCAGAGGCACTAGGAACAATATCGGTTATGATAAGGTTCTGCATCTTTTTCAAGATACTGTGATTCGCAAGATCGCTAAGGGCGTTCTGAGAATCGATTGATTGTGCTTTCGCTTTCTTCGTTAAGATATAATCCTTGGCAACCTGCTTGTTGATAATCAACTGAGTTGTGTTAGCGGTTACGGAATCAGCGGAGACTTGCTCATTCTCAAGGATTTCGTCGGCTTCAGCAAATTGAGGCCAATCAGTGATATTCACCGTGTCCCCAAGGCTAGAAATTTCGTTTTCGTATTCCCGGCCAACGCAATCAGCGAAAACCATAGACTCTAAAAGAGTTGGGAAAAAACGTGCAGACCACAATTCAGGTATAACACCCGACATCTCTGTTCCGGCTCTCATTACTGCATCTACCATGATCGTCCCTTTCGGTTAGTTAGCCTTGGCTTTTTTTCTGCGCCATATAAGCGTTCATTACCTTGGCAAATTGTTCACTATTCCTGCCGTGCTTCTTCTCTACTTCAATGACATAGGCTGGCGTGATCTTTGTCGGTGTTAAGTTTCCAGAGTTTCCCCCGGCACTGTTAACCGTTGGTGCTGATCTCTGTTCGAAAGCAAAAGGATAATCCGCCTTAAACTTCTCTACGAACGTCTCAACACCGTTCACAAAAACTCGACCCTCAGAGGTAGTCTCAACTTCGAGAGAGTCATACGAGATCGATTCAAGAATTTTCTCGGCATCGTCACGTAATCCAGCCTTCTTCAGTGCAGGATAGATCGAACTATGCTTTTGCGTAGTGTAGAAACTATCTTGCAGGTTTTGAGCACGGCTCTTTGTCGTATTATGGTTGTCAACCTCAGTTTCGTAGAGACTTTTATAATCGTCCCGTTCTTTGAGATTCGCCGCTTTCATCTCCTCAATCGTTGATTCCAATTGAGTGATTTTGTCGTTCGATTCTCGCATCCCAGATTTATATTTGAGCATATCTTGAACGGCTCTATCGTGATCCGCTGCGTTGATAACTCGTTCGTCTGGTTTAACTGATGTCTGTTTTTGGTCGGTACTACCGGGTGTGTTTTGGCCACTGGCCTGATTCTCTACAACCATCATTATTCCTTATTATTTTTGTTTTGCAAGATGTTTTTCAAAGATTGCTTTAAATGTTTTTAACAGAGTGATACGAATTCGTCGCGTAAATTCCTCTTTTCGCTCTGGTATTATCGGCCTTTTGGGTTGACCTTTAACCCCCTCACGATGCCCTTGCTCCTTCTTTTTTGATAGTGTGTCGTAGAACCCGATTTCGATCCCGAGTTTTGGTGATTTTACAATTTTATATTTGAGATTTTTCAAGAAATCACCAGAGAGATACAAATTCACAGGTCGGCGACGCTTGGCCGGGTATTTCTTCTGTATCTTATCGGGATAATTCTCGGGGTTCTTATACCCTGGGAAACGACCACCGCCCTCGATAGGTGAGATCCCCTTGCCTACGGTCTTAGTAATCTCTTTGACGGCAATCTTTCCGAAATCATTAAGACGATTCTTGTCGAGTTTCGATAGCTTTGCTTTTTTCTTCAATATAGATCGAAGTCTTTTCGTTATCTCGCTACTGAATTCACTCGCCCTAGCCATAACTTACCTCTCGAACGTAATCACAGTACGCTTTCCTGGGAATTTCTTGCTCGGCACCACGGTCGCAGAATTACCCGCGGCTCTCAATCTCTTTGCTATCTCGTCGGCCTTTTTAACAGTAAGCCCATCACCCCACTGTTTCGCTTTAGTGCCAACGGGGCCAGATAGAGGGGTTGTTGTAAACTCTTTCGCGTCTGGGGCTTTTCGCACTTCCGCAACGGTCGTATCTGGCTCTTGAGTAGCGTACTCACCAACGATTTCTTTAATTCCACTGATTATATCCCGTTTAAATGTTTCACCAGACCCAGGGATAAAACGACGAGTAGGCAGCCGAGACTTCCCAGAGTGATTATTATGACCATCAGCCTTACCGGATTCAGAGCCTTTGATTCGAATTCGTAGCCTGTCTTTGACCTCTACGACCTCAAGAGCATCGAGCATATCACCAGTAAGTTCGAGATTCGCAATCACCGACGACGACTGCTTGCCCTTGATTTTCTTGTAGTCTTTGTTTAGCCCCTTGAATTTTCCATAGCCAGAAACAGGGGAACGTGCCTCGCCAACGCTATCGAGAACAGAATCTAGTACGAAATTCTTAATATCCTCGACGGCATCAGAAAGATTTTCGCTAGGCTTTTCAGTATCAGTGAGTTCGAACGGATCAAACTCGTAGAATATTTCATTCCCCTTGATCGTCATCGTCATCGCCCTCGTTGTCGGGTTCGGCGTTAATAGAGAATCTACCCATCGCCTCGATTTTTTCCTCTAGGATTTTCTTGAGTTTTTCTTCCGCTTGCTCAAGCTTCAACTGAGGCTCATCAATCATAATAAGCTCAAGCATCGTATTGATACCAAGGTCTTTTCGAATCTTGATATTATTCAGCTTCTCGTTCTCAGTGACAACAGGCTGGCGCTCTTTGAACACGGTCGACACGACTAGATCCTCGGGGAATTTTCCAATAGCAGCAAATCGACCCGTTAGAGCCTTCTTATCGAAATAAAGATTCTGCCAGCGTTTGACGATCTCCCATTCCTTGCGCTCGGCATCAACGAACATCTCCTGGGTGTCAATAACTTCGTTAACAGCCTCGGACATTTCGATCAGCATGGCGATACCGCTAGGAAACTGAACAGCATCTAATTTAACTGAAACTGTTGCGGGACTAAGATTATTCGTCGAAAGTAATAAGGCAACGTACTGCTCTACGGATTTCATCCAGCTATCAAGCGGGGGATTTGCCGAAACAACCTCGACCGATGGCCGTGGATCGTCTGAATCCTCAACCTCGAATACCATAGCGTTGTGCGGTCCAACTTTCTGCTGCTGCTGAACATTCTTACCAGTGATTACGAATTGCCCCCAACCCTGCTGATAAGCAATGGCGAACATATCCGTAATGATTGTATTGACGAGAATCGAGCCGTGAATAAGATCGTCACCGCCCTCTGCCCAAAAATGATTGTCTTGATCCTCTGAAACCCGAACGAAATTCAATAGACTGATAGGGTTAGCAAGATCCTCAGGGGATTTATTCGGCATGATCTCGCCGTTTTCGTTGGTCGTAAAATGATAGTCATCAGACCACCAGATAAATTCCTCGGGACCACCCAGGCCTGATTCCTCGGGAGCGTCGGCAATCTTATCATCCGTGCGGTTGTTTCTATCGTCCTCGGCCATCATTGAAGGTCGTGCGATTTCGGAATAGTCACTGAGGATGTAAACACGAGCTCTCTCTCGGTCGTGTGAATCTTCGATAACGTCATACTGCCAAGGCGAGTAGACACGTTGCTTGATATTGTAGCGCGGAGATCCGGCCTGAGAACTCTCGACTTGATCCAATTCTGGAACGAATTGAATAGCGCAATTTTTATACAATTCACGATACTTGTCAGACTTCTTTTGCTTTTGATCGAAATTCATCAAATCGCCCATCTCTTGGACTTGAGCATCCGAAATTTCGTCTTTCGTTATTCGATTCACGCCGCCGATATAAGCCCGGGCCAGCTTATCAACTACCTTGCGACAGAGTGAGATATTCGAAGCACGGTTAACCATCTGAACGACAGTCTCGGCCTCTAGTCCCTCATTCGACAGTTTTTCGGCAACGTATTTCATCGCCTGATCCTTGTAGACCTCATAGCGTTTTCGCATCTCACGCTTACGCTGTACGTTCTCAGCACCAAGGATTTCAGCGATTACCTGCTTACGATACTCTGGATCTAGGATCTGATTTTCTTCGAATAATTTCATCGTATTTTCCGCCTCGTTAGCCCGGTCTTAATCCCGGTGATCTGTTTATGAATCCAACAAATTCCATAGCCAGCAGCAGTCGTCACGTGTTGATAATCCTTCGAATCATCCTCGATATAACTACTGCCTTTTTTCAGTGCAGTTAACTTGAATCCCTTGTTTAGAAACTTGCATTTCTTGTAAACAAACATTCTCGTCTTGCCTGATTCAGATCTTTGATAAGCTCGCACCCTTATATGTCTTGTCTTGACGGGCGGGTTTGATTTAGGCACGGCCATCTCGAAGCTTATCCGCGCACCATCTTTCGTTCGATAGTTCGCAAGAAACTTTTCAATGATATCATAGTCTGATTTTAATGATTTTGTCGATTTTGCTTTCGCTGTAGCATCACCGTTAACGATATAATGACTGTCGAAATCCAGCAACCCCCTGGCCGCCAACTCCTCGCAGGCGTTCATCGTGTCGGCACCTTCGATAATAACCTCGTCGAAGAAATGAAAAGCACCATCAAAGACAAATAAGCAGAGCGATAGCGGTTTCCCAAGAGCTATATTGAAATCCCAAGTGATATGGATATCCCGGCCAGCCTCGGGAATGTAAATCTCGTCTCGAAAATGTCGCTCCTCTGAATACGTCGAATAGATAACCTCG